TAGCAGGAAAGGGTCGCTAAATCGTAATAAGACATTTTTGCTCAACCGTCTACAGGATATGTATGGTGAGGACTTTCACCCCATCATGAAAATGGCAGAGCAGGCGGTCAGGCTGCACGAGCGTGCGGTCGATGGCGATACCCAAGACATCAAGGCAAGCCTGGACGCGTGGGACAAGGTGGCGGCATACACTGAGCCTAAGTTGAAGGCCACAGAGGTTGATCTCACAAGTAGTGACGGCACAATGTCTCCAACCGTGATAGAGCTAATACCTAGATTGCCAGAAGATGACGACGACTACCGCGAGCATTGAGCTACCCCCGAAGCTTGTAGAGTTGTTTGACGGGGACGCTGTTTACCGGGTGGCCTACGGCGGCCGCGGGTCTGGCAAATCACGTAGCTTCGCAATCATGGCGGCTGTCAGGGGCTTTATGTGGGGCAAGCAGGGACGATCGGGACAGATACTGTGCGCCCGGGAGTTTATGAACAGCTTGGGTGACAGTTCATTCGAGGAGGTTGCAGGTGCCATTGCAGCCTACGACTGGCTTGCTGACTACTACGAGGTAGGTGAGCGATTTATCCGGTCGAAAGACGGAAGCATAAACTTCACCTTTGCTGGCTTACGGCGCAACCTAGACAGCATCAAGTCCAAGTCACGCATTCTATTATGCTGGGTCGATGAGGCAGAGACTGTATCCGCGACCGCATGGGACAAGCTAGACCCTACCATTCGGGAGGAGGGGTCAGAGCTATGGGTGTCGTGGAACCCAGAAAGCAACCGGTCAGCGACCCACCAGCGGTTCCGAGTCGATCCTCCAGACAGCACAAAAAGCGTAGAG